CAAAGACATCCGCCAGTCCCTGAATACCCATGCCAATCGGTCTGTGGCGCATATTTGAGGTTTTAGTCTCAGGTGTCGGATAGAAGTTGATGTCAATGACACGGTTCAGTGATCTCGTAACCGACCCCACAACGCTGCGGAGTTTCTCGAAGTCGAAGGTCTTTGTAGAAGTAACAAAGGCCGGCAAGGCAATAGAGGCCAGATTACACACGGCAGTCTCCTCAGGGCTCGAGAACTCCATGATCTCCGTACAAAGATTCGACGACTTGATAGTCCCCAGATTCTTCTGATTGCTCTTCTCGTTTGCGGGATCCTTGTACAAGAGGTAGGGAGTACCTGTCTCCATCTGAGAATCAAGGACCTTGAACCAGAGTTTCTGGGCTGACACGGTCTTGCGACCACGACCCTCCTTCTCATACTTTGTATACAGGGCATCAAACTCGGCGCCATAGACATCCGCAAGGCCAGGTGCCTCGTGCGGGCAAAACAGAGTCCAGAGACCATCCTCCTCAACACGGCGCATGAAGAGATCGGGGATCCAGAGGGCATAGAACAGATCACGGGCACGCTCCTCCTCCGCACCAGAATTGAGTTTCATCTTGAGGAAGTCATCAATGTCGGCGTGCCAGGGCTCCAGATAGATGGCGAAGGAGCCATTGCGCTTACCACCGCCATTATGGGCGACACCGAGATGCGCAACAGTGTAATCATGAGGACCATCAATCTCAAAGTCGTGAACAATTCCACTATAGGTTGTCTCGGTGATAGACTGGATTCGGGAATAGAGATTATTACCATAGCGGAGATAACTGAAGAACTCACCCTCTGGAGCATCAGGAAACATCTCAAGAATCTCAGGGATTCGCGGTACCCTGAGAACTGCTGTAGGAAGATTTGTCATAATACCCTTTGACTCAGATACATCTCCCACACGATTTCTCTCATAGCCAGATGAGAGTGCCCCTAGACGGAGGAGCATATAACGTAGTGCCTCAATGAGCGGGTAGGAGGAAAGCTCAACAGCAATTTCTTTCGTACCTACACACCCATCCGTCTCAATGATGCCTCGGACAACCTGCTTGACCTTTGAAAGTGGAAGGTGAAGGATTGCCGGGTCAACACGCTTCTGATGATTCTCATCATAGAGCTGTGCCTTCGTGAATTTGAATCCTGGAGATACAGTTGACCACTTGATGCGAAGTGTGATATCCTCAGTGTAGACATTTGGATGAACTCCGTGATTCTCCAGATATAAGATAACAAAGTCAGCCGTAGCTCTCTTTGTTGTACTATTTAGACATACACCTGAAGCAGATGATGAGATATGCCCGTCACCGAGAAGAATGCCATAGAAGCGACAGTCATCCTCAGTAAAACTAGGAATATCTTGTACGTGCTGAGGAATTGGGAATACTAGGAAATCACCCTTAAGGAGATCACCAGCATCACAGAACTCAGCCTTTGTGATATTCTTTTCTAGACGATTCTTAATCACATCAAAGTTCAGACCCTTTGCCTGACCCTTGAGCGCCAAGACCTGATGCTCAGGAGTTACCCTGACAGGATATACGGCATTCTTAACTTGGATATCTAGCATCTTGCCAGAATACTCATGTCTTACAGGCATCTTTACACTCTCATATGCACCTGTGCTTGTAAGAACCTTGTCAGTAACACCAACATCCTCGATTGCCTTAGGACCCGCAGATGTATATACGATGGTACCAGGTGTAAAACACTGGTCAACGTAGCGTGCCGTGTTATTAAACACTCGCAACATCGGCACGAGCCCATTGCTGGTCCCATTCGTCCCCTTAATCAGAGAACCCCGTGCGCGGATATTATGGCAATGGAGCCCAATGCCGCCCGCGTACTTGGAAATCGCCGCACAATCGCTGAGACTCTTGTAAATCCCTGCGATACTGTCCTCGGCCATGGCCATCAAGAAACACGATGAGAGTTGGGGCCTCGGTGTTCCTGCGTTGAAGAGAGTCGGTGTGGCGTGCGTGTAAATCTTCTGAGACATGAGATCGTAGGTCTCAAAGGCCTTTTCGAGTTGCTCGGGCGTCGTATTAACACCAGTCGTCCAGAGCCCGAGAGCCACACGCATCCACATGTGCTGAGGGCGCTCTAGAATCTTGCCCTTGGTATCCTTGAGAAGATACGACTTCTCCAGAGTCTTGAAGCCGAAGTAGTCAAACTCGTAGTCGCGCTTATAATTGATACGGGCCTCAATCTCGCTAGCGAATCGTGTTGCCACGAACTCCAGGTCCTCACTTACATACCGGATAGGCTCACCGGTGTGATCAGATGTCTGGTTTGACAGCATATCAATAACACCAGCGAAGGTAAACTCGGTATTCTTGTGGTGATTGCTTACCGTGAGTCCAGATGCTAGGGCCGCATAATCTGGATGCTGGGTTGAGAGAGAGGCAGCCAGCTGTGCCGCGAGCTCATCAAGGTCGGTTGTCTTCACGCCGTCGAAGATCTGAGAAAGTACGCGTTGAGCCAGGACATCGGGTTGGACGTCAAGACCACGTGCGGCCTTCTGAATCCGTCGGAGCACCTTGTCAAAGGAGACAGCCTCATGCTTTCCATCACGCTTAATGACACGCATACTACGCTGCATGGTTTTGTGTTGTGTGATATAGCCGCATGGGTTTACCGGGTCAATTTTTCAGGCGGTAACGGTAAAAATTGATACCTATGCCAGTGTAGAAATACGTACACACAAATGTCATCCACGAAACGAATTGTCCGTGAACTCGCTGATCTAAGAAGTGATCCTCCGCTCAACTGTAGCGCAGGACCTGTAGATGAATCGGATGTCTTCAATTGGGAGGGTATTATGTTCGGGCCGGCAGATTCACCATACGCCGGAGGTGTCTTCAAGGTCAACATTCAATTCCCTGTTGACTATCCTTTCAAGCCGCCACGCGTGATCTTCCTGACGAAGATTTATCATCCGAATATCAACACACATGGTTTTATATGTCTTGATATTCTGAAACAGAATTGGTCTCCAGCGCTGACAATTTCCAAGGTGCTGCTGTCAATCCTGTCAATGTTGACTGACCCGAATCCCAAGGATCCACTGATGCCAGAAATCGCCCAGCAATACACGAATGACCGTGCGACCTATGAAATCACGGCGCGTGAGTGGACGCAGTCGTATGCGCAGGATTTTGCTGATTAGTAATTAGTCCTAATTCGTCCGGTGTTCTACCAAATTGTATGGCCATACTGATATATTTTTCAACTGGGACACCAAATGCCTTTGCCCCCATGTATTTTTCCATCATATTTAGTTTATAATTCTTTGAATTAGAACATAGAAGTTGGACCATTTTAATTCCAGTCTTCTCAGTTTCGTTATAATAATTGGATAAGCATATAACAGATTTGTCCAATATTTTAATTGTACCTGTAAATTCTGAAAATAATGGAAACATTACTTCCAAATCATTTAAATCATTTCTTTCACACCCTATCTTTACAACTGACTCAAAGTAGGCAATTGTTTTTTCATTGGCCCGTAAAAGAGCAAATCCTACATTACACTTATCACCTTCCCACATATATGCCATATCAACTTCACGATCCATGTAGCCCTTAAGGAATTCATAGAGACCCTTTTCATTTAGAATAACAAAGTCGACGTCGGTAAAAAGAAAATATGAATTTTTAGGTAACTTCTTAAGAATATGGAGAATGATCTCTTGTTTTATAAAACATCCTGTCAAATAATGCGCGCCATTATATGTAACTTTATTGAATTCAGATTGTTCTACAAATAAAGGTGTTACATTGAATCTTTCGTCTTTTATTGAATCTTTAAACATATAATGTAGGGCTTCATATCGTTGACTATAGACATAATACCATGGTATAGCCATATCTAGATAGTATGACAGTAAGTCACTTTAGACGCTTTTTATTAGTGAAGGATGAAAGCGATAGGCTTAGCCAGATGTTACATGAATGTATCCCTGTGTATGCTCAATCTGACCACAGATATCTGGGATATCAAATTCCGGTATTTTGCTGAATTTATCAAAACACAGTTTACGAATGAATTCTGGAATTGCGGCATTTCCATTGATTGACACTTGATTAATATCCTGTCTCAGATATTTCAAAAATGTCCCGCAATCTTTCCGCGATTCGGGAGGAATTGAAAGTTCTTCATCAATCTTTCTTTGAATCGTCCCCCACTGGGCCGAGTATTGCTTGTGTTCTGCGGCCTTTGTTATATAGCCAAGTTTCTCCTGTAGCATATTTGTTATACTGACAAGAATTGATAGAGACCCAAAGACCCATGCGAGTTGGAAGCCATTTACCGTAGTACCTCCTGCTATAACATTTGACAGACCACCTACTGCGGTTAGAATATTTGACGCTATTATTATTCTGCGGGCATGAGTATCATAATATGAAAAGGTCTCTGTGTGCATCCACACGAAACACTTGGCCTGATCAGCCCATCGGATCAACATTCGTTCCACAGATGGAGACCATGCTAATTTAGTAGGCGATACGGAATATCCATCTGGCTCCATATTCTCTATACTGATTCTAGAATGAGTGATTCATTAATATTATGTTTTCTATTTGGAGTCATAGCTCTACTGTTTTTAGTAGCGCGTGTAAACCAGGGATTCACGGGGTCTATGGTATATTCCACAAAGGGTTATCCCACGAAACAACTGTGTACAATGCCCTTGACAACACTTCCTGAACTCTCTGGCCCGGCAGATGCGACACTTGATACTCCTCGTAATCCCTACAATTTACTTGAATATATGAAACCTGCTACTAGCTCGGGGACTGTTCTTGCGAATCTGACATCTGAATGTGCGTACATTGCCGATGGAGAACGCCTAATTGAAAAAACGGAATCTTATGGACAAGTCACCAACAATTATCGGCACAAGAATCCTGATAATGGAACCACATGGCTTCGTGAACTTTCTGTATCATTTTATGCTTAGAGGAATAATCATACATATTACTTAGATGGAACTAACTCCTATTATATTACATTTTACAACACGTCATTATAAATTCAAACTTACACTTACAGAATCGATACATCCACTTCATACATTTACATTTCTTGTAGGAGATAAAGATAAACCTTGTTTAGAGGGTAATATAAACCTTGAAAATCGCACAAAAAATTCAAGATTTGATTCTATGACAAATACCGCTAAACTTATAAAGATTGATGCTCTTCAAGAATGTTCTCTTGATGATATTACGGAGGAATACATGGCGACCTATAGTTTTGGAACAGAACTTTTAGATTCTATTATTTTTTTCATTAATTCTCAATTTCCTAGTATTATGACAGTAAGTCTTAATGACGCTAGTTATATACCTTGTATACGAGAATCAAAAGATACTCTAGACCTTTTAATTTATTCTATTGCCCTGTATAAAAAAACATGGTATGAACAAAAAATAAATGCCTATATAAAACCAAAAGACAAATATGATGAATATCGTAAACAAGTAGAAATTTATGGTTCTAAAGAAAAAAAGAATAGTATGGAATTTAGTGATATTTACAAATTAATTATTAATGGCTCTAGTTTTACTAAAGATATTTTTGATAAATCTTATAATGAGTTTGAGAAATCTTTTAATATTTCTGATACTTTGCCAGATTTCTTTAAGGAACTTAGTAAAAAAATAGAGCGGACTCAAAAATGTAGATTTTTTAAAGATTGGTTAGAAGAATTTATAACTTCACAAATCAGTATTGAAAGAACTTGGTACTTTGATATTTTTCCTAAAATAGAAAGAACCCCTGTTGATAGATCTAAAAATACTACAAGAAAACGCGGTGGCGCTAAAAAATTGCGTGGCAATTACTAAAGATAAATCTATAAAAAATAAGAATACAATTCTTACTTTTTATATAAGTTTAAACTTTACATAAACCGCCTTTTAAGAGTCTTTCTGTAACAGTTCTTATATGGTCGACAAGAAGCCCGCTGTGTAAACCCCATTTTCTTACAGGGTGTCTTTTTACAGTAAGGTCTGCTAAAGCGACGAGGATATTTGTAGGTCCGCATTCTACTAATTGAATATAATATTTATCTGATTGTCACGGTCTTGATATCAGGATCCTCTTGAATAGGAGTTTCCTCATCAGAATCAACAATCTCACATACAATATCCTTCTTCTTTCTTGTACTCTCAGGCAAGGCGAATTTCCCCTCCTTTGCCAAGGCCACATCCGCCCAAAATAGTTCCAATTTCGGCCACAGAGTTCCAAACCACCCCTCGTCCCGTAGTAAACGCTCATGATGGATACCAAGAGATACCCATGTATTAAATTGTAGCGTCTGCTCATTCAGGCCAAGATTCGGCTTCCACGTCAAATCATTCACGGGTCCATAGTCGTAACGACACGGGTCCCATGTACCCGATTCTTCATTAAAACACCCTACAACTGCTATCTTTCCACAGAATCCTGTGCTAGGATTTTCTGTTAATGCGTCAGTAAAGTCAAACTTGACTTCGACGTACTCACAGGCCCGAACACCAGTAACCTCCATTTGTAACTGCATTTGATAGAAGTAATCCATCGGAATCTTGCCACCGATTTTCCGCGACTTCGGACACTTAATTTCCAACAGGTGTCCTGCCATCTCAGGATGTTTCTTTGAACGTAAGATGAGGCCATCAGGACTCGCGGCAAAACGTGTATCACGCAAATGAACGAAGCGACCACACTCATGTATCATGGCCTCCCAGGTATGCTCTAAAATCAGTTTGACAACCGGCTCAAAACAGACACCCCAATCCATCGGCGTCAACTGTTCCTTGTAACTCACTAACTTCTGACCGCGCCCCCCGATTTCTATGATACCCGCCTTCTGTAGAACAAGTGTCCCACGCTCACGAGGTGAGCCGAAAACCTTGTGTAATTCACTAGCCGTTAGACACTTCTGAAATTCCGTATACCAGTCGGTCGTACGTTGCGCAGTCTGTGGACGTACCATCAGTGCCTTGGTCTGCTCGTGATCTATAAGCGTGGCATGGCTCGTAAGAATGGCTTTTGAAGACTCTGCCACCCATGCCGTATAGGCCTCTAAGAGGCCGGCTGTGATTGAGTCTACAAGGTCCGCATCGGAATCATCAGATGACTGGATTGACCTAATATAGTGCTTCATGGAATCCTTCCAGTCTTCAACTAAGTCCTCATGATGCGGTTTAGGAACTGTGGCACCCCAGTCTTCTAAACACTGGCTAAGTT